ATATGTCTGGTAATGCCAGATAACTGTTGACAAATAAAAAAACAACAGTATAACTAGGGTATAAGTACAAAAGCCTCGAAAGACTACCTTTTGTACACCCTTAAATTTCCAAAAGTCTAAACTAATAAGAACCACCTGTTTAAGTATAGGCCCAGTAGTATTTGGTTGGCCGACTAAATATATCTGCACCCTAGAAAATATAACAGCCTCTTTTGAGTGTTAGCTTTGTCACAAAGCCAAATATCAGGAGGATTTTAACATGGCTTTTTCATCCGCATCGGGATACGGTAATTTACCTAATGGTAATTTTAGTCCCGTAATTTACTCCAAGAAGGTACAGCTTGCTTTTCGTAAGTCTACTGTAACTGGAGATATTACTAACTCTGATTATTTTGGAGAGATTGCCGCACAAGGTGATACTGTTCAGATTATCAAAGAGCCTGAGATTTCAGTTCAGGCCTATACTCGTGGCACACAAGTCACAGCACAAGACCTTGACGATGAAGACTTTTCATTGACCATTGACAAAGCAAACTATTTTGCTTTTAAGATGGATGATATCGAAGAAGCACACTCACATGTAAACTTCATGGATTTGGCAACAAATCGTGCTGCTTATCGTTTATCAGATCAGTATGACCAAGACGTTCTTGGTTATCTGTCAGGCTTCAAGCAATCTGCTATACATTCAGATGCTGATACAGCTAACACAACCGTAAATGGTACTAAGGCTGTAACAACTGCTGGATCAGATGAATTGCTTTCAAGCATGAAACTTATCAAGTCTTCATTTGGTAACATCACAACTACATCTGCAGGAGATCACTCTATTCCCCTGACAGCACGTATGCCTGGTGCTACATCACTTCCAACTGCAACGGCTTCACCAGCAATGGTAGTAGCTCGTATGGCTCGTTTACTTGATCAACAGCAAGTTGATACACAAGGAAGGTGGCTCGTAGTTGACCCAGTATTTATGGAAATCCTTCGTGATGAAGATTCTCGTTTCATGAATGCTGATTTCGGTGAGTCTGGTGGACTTCGTAATGGTCTTGTAATCAACAACTTCCACGGTTTCCGTATGTACACATCTTCTAACCTACCTTCAGTAGGCGATGGAGCAGGTACATCAGGTACGGCTAACCAAAACACTAACTTTGGTGTTATTGTTGCTGGTCACGATTCTGCTGTTGCTACTGCAGAGCAGATCAATAAGACTGAATCATATCGTGACCCTGACAGCTTTGCTGACATTGTTCGTGGTATGCATTTATATGGTAGGAAGATTCTTCGTCCAGAAGCAATCGTCACTGCCAAGTATAACGCAGCTTAGGGGGGTATTTAGTTATGGCTACAATTACAATGTCAACAAACTCTGACTCCACCTCCAACAATGGTGGAACAGGGAATAAGAAACTCCGTGGTGCTCTTACTGTATTGCAAAACGATATTGATATGGCAGATGCCATCTTGCAAAACGGTGGAACAGCTTTAGCAGCTAATGATATCATTCAAGCTATTGCTGTACCTACAAACACTATGATCCTACACGCAGGATTCAAAGTGGTGTCAGCAATGGAAGGTACTACTACCGACTCTGCTTTTCACATAGGTATCACAGGAACTGATGTAGACATCTTTGCTGCATCATTTGACTATGACGGTGCATCTGTTGGTGATCATACACCAGCAATTACATCTTCAGGTGTGTGTGGAAATCTACCAGTATTTACTGCAGCAGCAGATACACTTGATGTAGAGATTCAGGCATCCAGTGGAACTATTACTGGTGGTATTCTACGTGTGTATGCAGTTTGCATTCTCATGGACGATATTTCACAGTCAGGTTCTGCAAATGAAGTAGACCGTGATCTACTTGCATAAATAACTTTAGGGGCTGCTTAGGTGGCCCCTTTAGCTTATCTAAAGGAAACATAATGGCACTTACCTTTTTATCATTAACTAATGATGTTATAACAAGAATGAATGAAGTGGTGCTTACTTCTAGTAATTTTACTGCATCTAGGGGTATACAAACACAGTGTAAGAATGCAG